CCAGTACCGAAATCAGGTAAGAAATACCGAAAACGGGTAAAAAATACCGAAAACGGAAACAACCCACCCGAAGCGTTGTTTCAGAAAAACCGGCCTGGATCGTCGCTGCCAAAAATAGGGGTGGCACAGTTGGAACAAAAAATTAGGCGTTACCTGGGTAGCATAGTCACGTCAAAAATCTGAGATATTTCCAAATCCACCATTGTCAGCCTTTTTACGGCGCTTAACGGCTTCACGGGCTGTTTTCTGGTTGTGACAGGTACGGCAGAGATACTGAAGGTTATTGATGTCCCAAACTGGGCCACCGTCCTCGATTTCAATGATGTGGTCAACGATAATGCCAGGTGTGACGATACCGTAAGCAAGGCAGTGTTGACAGGTGATTTGCTGGCGGATCACTTCAGCTCTGAGCTTTACCCAGCGCTGTGATTTATAAATGTTCTTACCGTCGATATGGTGATGCTCGTAAACACGCTCAGAAGGCGTTACAGCGCGTCTGTGACGCTCACAGCGGGGCGAACCTCTATACCCCACTGGAACGTCCACAATTTCTTTGCAGCCGCTGTAGGTGCAAAGGCGCTTTGACATTACTGAACCAACTCTAGGTCAGATTCATACGCCTGATAATACTCGTCGGTTACAACGTGTAACTTTCGAGTGTGTTTGTGGCGAACGTAACGCTGGCCTTCGCATAGCTCAACGGCTTCAACCGGTAAAACTGACTCAACCGGTAAAACTGGCTCGACAGGTAAAACTGGCTCGACAGGTAAAACTGGCTCGACAGGTAAAACTGGCTCGACAGGTAAAACTGGTGCTGGCGGCGTTACCGGTAATTCTGGTACAGGTGGTGTTTTCTTGGTCATGAAATTTATCCTCTTGGTTAACCGCCGTTGATTCTAAACCAACGGTTGATTTATGCAAGGTTTTAAATTGTTATTTATTTTTTCCAAAACGGTAAACCTTTTCTCTTTGTAGTAATTTTTATAATTCTATTATTTACTTTTTTTTCTAAAGAGTTTAAGAAAATAGAAAAAAGAAATAACAAATTATAAGTGGTTGATTTGTAAGGAAATTAATTAACGAAAAAGAGTAAAAAGCTTAATTTGTTGTTGCGTATTAACGATTAAAAATTGTTTCAACCTCGACAGTAACATTGACACCATTGTTAATACGCTATACAGTATTCTAGATTTTACGAAAAACAGGCATAAAAACATGGTTTTTGACCTCTATAATGCGAAGGCTGGTGATGTTGTTAATTTATCAATTGACCAGTCATTTTTACTATCTAACATTTACGCTGAAGCGCTGTCCTATAACTTGGTTCCGTATATTGAATACGCTGATTTAGGTAAAATTTACGTGGCGAGACTGGTTAATTCGGCTGATTCAAGTGTTGCGGAACTGTCCCACACGCTGGCCCGCGCCACTCTCAACCAGGATTACCCTGTCATCTTCGACATCCCTGACTGCTTCAATATCCCTAACCTTATCCGTACAACCCGCCGCGCAATGTGTAACCTTGGTATGAAAGGCACACACACGTTAACCGGATCACTGTTGACGCTATCACACAAGCCTGATTTGGTTGATACCATCGCTACACTGAAGGCGCTTAAACCAGGTGAAACGATTATCATTAGTTCAGTGGTAGGAATGACAGATACCAAACTGCGGTCACTGATTTACCGCTTAGGTAATGAGCGTGGGTTTAGTGTCAGTGCCGTCGCGTGTGACGATGGATTCAAGGTAACGTATAAAGGCGGCAAACATGCGAAACCGGTAAGGAGAACACATAAGGTGCCAATGACCTCACGATTCAACAACACCGTTGAGTTAATGCAATGGGATGTACCTTACCCGTTTAACGACCTTGAGCCTGACCATTTACGTGTCCTCGCCAGTAAACACCCATTAAACTGCCTGACAGTTACCGGTAACACATTAGTTAAGCGGTCACTCATGGTCGGCAAACACGACGGCAAGGTCGCTGTACTGTTTAAAGGTGAACCAGTCCTAACACTGGACGCCACTCATAAAACCCGCCTGAATGCCAGCCAGCAGGTCCAGATTGACGATACATTAGCAGCGTACAGAGGTAAGGCATGAAAAAGTCAGAATCACTTAAACTCGCCGGTCAGATATATGACACTGTGAAAAGTGAAGGCATAGTGTCAGTGTACGTTGGTAAAAATTATACTGACGTTTTCAATCGTGTTCGGATGTATCTTGGCCACGCTGACATATCTGTCAATTCTGATTATGTGATGACTGTCAGTACAGCCACTATCGATAAAGCCCGTAAGTTAGTTGCCGACGTGACCCGTTACGGTATCGAATCGCTTTACGTCGGTAACGATTACGAGAATTTACTTAACCGGCTGCACCAAGTCAGTATCGATAAAATGCTAGATTTAGATATCACTGTTGAAAACGGTGTAATGACTATTAAACGTAAGGATAAGGTATGATCACATTCACTGAGCGCCCGACATTCGAACAGGCCTGGGCTTCTACCACTTTCAGAATAGTCATGGGTGGTATGGGTGACGACACCGCAATGATGATCGCTGAGATGTATAAACGTGGGTATGAACCTGACGAAATTATTTTCTGTGACACTGGTAGTGAATTTCCTCACACTTATAAATTCATCGAACACCTTAAACAGTGGTGTGAACAGCGTCAGTGGTCAAAAGTTGTGGTGTTGAATAAATTCGACAAAAGCGGCAAACCGCTGTCACTGATTGAAATGGTAGAGAAGGAGAAAACACTACCCGCTGCCGCGTTCGGCTCAAAGTCATGTAGTATGAGATTTAAAACCGAAACGGCTGACAAGTATCTGAATAATCATGCCGGCGTAATGAAAGCTTTAGGTATTACTAAGAAAGGTTCGTTACTCAGTAGTCACAAAGGTCAGATTTTACGCTGTGTTGGTATTAATTATGACGAACCTAGCCGCGCAGATAAATGGAAACCAGAGCATAAATGGATTCAAGTGTTTCCACTATATGACTGGGAGATAGGTGAGAAAGAATCATCCGCCGTTGAAGAAGTCGGCTTGTATTACCCAGGTAAGTCCAGTTGTGTAATGTGTCCACACTTAACAGGTAATGAATTTCGTATGTTACGTGACACTTACCCTCAAATTTTTATACGTGTACTGCTTATTGAAAAGCGTTACCAGATGACACAGATGACACCCGAATCAAGCACAATTGGTTTGTGCCGCCGTGAAACTATCGAAATGAAGTTAAATAGTAAAACCTGTAACGCTTTCGAGTCACAACAATGCGGGGAATGTAAATGACAACACCGAGCCACCCACACCACTGTTTACGCCAGTACAGTGACCAGATGACATGCCGCCAATGCGGTAAAACGTGGGACGTTAACGACCCTGAACCGCCAGCATGTAAGATCGTTAAAACACCACAGCAGCATATTGCGGCATTACGGGAGATACTAAAGAAATGAAACCATTGATTAAGAAGCGTCGCGGCCGGTGGATTGTTATAGGCAGACATGGTTTTTGGGGTGAGGCAATGGCTTGGTGTCACCTTCGCAACATTAAAGAGGGTAACTACCGATGAAACACCTGATACCAGGCACGTTAAACGCTGAACGATTGGTTTTGTTAATCAGCCTCACCAGTATTCGCAGTGAGGATATTATCGAGGGTCTGAACTGGCATTTATGCCGAGGCCACCAGTTAGCAACGGCGGCAGCACTCGCACAGGTGCCCCAGAATAATTTAAGCCGCGCCTTAGACAAGGTTGAGGCCGTGGCCGACATTGTAGAACAGATTAAACAACATGACCGGTTTTCACGATTTGTCGATTCTGGACCTGATGACGTGGTTGTTACGGATAGTGAGGATTGATGATGAATGTATTAATAGCTTGCGAAACCAGTGGCGTTGTCCGTGATGCGTTCCGTGCTGCCGGTCATAACGCTATGTCTTGTGATCTGTTACCGACCGAGCGCCCAGGCTTCCATTATCAGGGTGACGTCAGGGACGTACTATACTGGGGTTGGGATTTAATGATTGCGCACCCTGACTGTACCTATCTGACCTGTTCAGCGGCTTGGGCGTTCACCGATGGACCATACCACCAGAAAGTTAAACCAGACACACTGACCGGCGCGGCCCGCCGTCAGGCCCGTGACGACGCAATGCAGTTTGTTGAATTATTAGCGGCTGCACCGATACCACTGATCGCAATCGAGAATCCTGCTGTTAATTTCATGAATAAAACCATGGATTTTAAGCAGTATGGTTTCAGAAGTAATTTCCCGACCCAGGTAATCCATCCTCACCAGTTCGGCCACGATGCAAGTAAACAGACCGGATTGCTGTTGAAGGGTTTACCTGATTTAACACACACACACACACAGTATCACCGCGAATGGTTGACGGTCGGCCACGTTGGGCTAATCAGACTGACACCGGTCAGAACAGATTACCACCAAGCGCTGACCGCTGGTTAGACCGCGCCAGAACGTATCAAGGATGGGCTGATGCGATGGCAACACAGTGGGGTAAAATAATCCTGTAAAACGTGTTTACAAACAGAAATTACAGGTATATATTTACCTCACTCACTTAACTGATAAAAACGAGTGTATCAAATGAATAATTATGATTCTGCAAAAACTGCTGGTGAACTGCTCGAAAGGATGGGGCTGTTTGAAAACGTGACTTATGTGGTGACAGGTGCGCCATTGGGAAATTCCGACAAAATAGGTCAGAAGGCAATTTTTAACGCTCACTATCAAGAAATTCAACTTGTCGATTTGGAAGGTAAGAGAAATATCCCTTTGTTTAAATTCATCATGGCAGGATGGTCGGTCGAAAACCGGATACACGTATCACCTGAAAAACTCGAAAGGCTAAAAAGTATGGCACAAATAACGGACATGATGGCCAAGATGGTTGATAAAGAACTTAAGCGAAACGAGGTGAAGTATGTCAGACGTTAAAATAGTTTTCAGTAATATCGTCGGCGGGTCAGGTGTTGCTAACCAGATCCGGTCATTAGCTGAACAGTTAATGACGAGTAATCAGTTAAATGTTGGTGACATGACAGTTGTAGTTGATTCGTTTTTTGCATCGGAACATCTAACCGACCAGACTTTTAAACCTAAGTATGTGGTTAAAGGTCGGGTCGTGGAAAAACCAGCCAGTAAACCACAGTGGACCAACGCCGACACCACACCACCAACCGAAGAAGGTTATTACTGGGTCATACTGGTGCCAGGTGGTAAACCGGTGCTGACAGAATACTGGCCACACTGGAAACAATGCGGCCCCTGCTGGTTACAGCCTCACGATGAATATGGTAGTAAGTTCGAAGGCACTCATTACATTAAAATTAACGAACCGGAGTCATTATGAATAAGATCGATTGGAGTAAAGCCCCTGCTGGTGCTATTGACATCAGCAGAAATGCTGTAGGAGTGGAATATTGGACTAATGGTAAACAGTATTGGAGTGAACTACATAAAGCTTGGTGCGGCGATACTTCAGATTGGCAAGTCATTGAAACCCGCCCATTATCAGACCCGTTAGGCGGTTATCACTGGGGTGTTGAATACCACGTTAACGGTATCAAACCTGACATTGCTGATGATATTTTGGTGCAATATACCGGAAATGACGGTTTTACTGACGAACGTCCGTTCGGTGAAATATATTGGAAAGGTGACACGATTAAAACCATCCGTATCATCGATCCACGTTACGCACCAACAGCGCCACCAGCGCCAGCAGAACCAGACTGGTTTGACTGGGGCAAAGAGGTTGCAGTTAATTGGCCCCCTGAAGGTACTGAGTGTGAATACTACACCGGTGAGGGCAGCAATAACCGTTACATTAAACTTAAAGTAATGGCCGTGCGTGATGGCATTGCATGGTTGCGTAACGTCGATGACGGTCGTGACGCTATTTCTGACGACTTCACTGATATTCGACCTGTGGATTATGTGAAAACAATGCGTGAACGTCGGTTACTCGCTGACATTAAAACCGATGCACCAGGTATCACCGATGAAATGGCAATGTTATTAATTAAAGCAGGCTGGGAGAAACGAAATGTTTGAAATTCTAATCGTAGTTGCTGGTTTTATATTCGCTGGTGGCGCACTGATTATGTTCGTGCGTGAAGCCACTAAAAACGACCATGACGATGAAATTAGTCATGCGGATCTGAAAGATGCCGCCGGTAAAGGCCAATCACTGACACTGACACCTGACCAGTGTGGTCAACTGTATAACCAGTATCGTCGTGCTAACCATGACATGTATCGTGTTAAGGCAGGTAAATAATGAATAAGCTTACCCGCCAGCAACAGATCGATAAACACAACGCTAAGCATGTCCTAAACCAGTTCATTAAAATGTCAGCCGAACGCGACGCACTGTTGGCACAGGTTGTTATTTTGCAGGAGTGCGTTATAGAGGCTGCTGAGCAGTTATGGAATGCCATTGGAGGTCACGCAAAATATATAACAATTGACGAGGTAAGGCGCATTCAAAAGATTGCGGAAGAAACACCAAACCAATGCCTTCGACAGATAAAGGCAGAGGCAATACTTGGCGCTATTGAGTTTTTTAAACCAGTTCTCGACATTGATACTGAAGCACTGGAATCATACGCTGAGCGCGTCAGGGCAGGTACGTTATGAGTTTATTCACCACTCACTGTTTTACCGTTGACGTTTCGGTAATTTCGTCTATTCAGCATGTTAAAGCTATAAGTCGTACTTTTCCTGCAAAGATAGTCATTCATAACCGAGAAGGTTTAAAAATAGTCGAGGCCGAGTATCAGAACACAAATGAACTTGCCGAGATTTATGTAGAACTTAGGGCCGCTTGGTTAGCATATACCAAGCGCGTTAAGGCAGGTACGTTATGACACTAACCTATCGTGAACGCTGTGATAAGGCTGAGCAAATGCTTAAAGCAGGTGGTACGACTTACAAAGCGGTCAATGCTGTAACAGGTATCAGCATACCTAAAATCGCAGCGCTGGCAGAAGCATTGAACGTGTATTCTGTCCGTAAGCATATGCGTGATAGTGACCGCACTAAATTGCTTGAGATGGTTGAGCAAGGTAAGAACGACACTGAGATCGCAGAGGTAATCGGAGTCCATAAAAGCACCGTGTTAATGTATCGCCGTGCCAATGGTATCAAGTCGGGTGTCGTTAAAAAGCGGGAACTGATTTACGCATATAAGCGCCAGCACCCGAGAACAACACAGGCTGAGCTGGCCAAGATTTTCAACTGTTCACGGTGCCAAGTAGGAGTTGCGATTAGAAATGGATAACCTAACACTGACTGAATATCTGGATGATAAAAAGAGGATCAAGCAGTTAGAGAAACAGGTTAGAAAATTACAGAATGAAAACGCGGCACTGAGGGCGCTAACTGGGAGGGTCAGACGGAAGTCACGTAAAAACAAAGTGCTTGATGCGTATAAACCAGGGATAACCGGTGCAGAGCTTGCGAAAATTGCAGGATGCACCGTTCGTTATGCGAATCAAGTCAAACGATTTATCGAAGCCGGTTAATCCGGCTTCTTAAATTTACTGGTGAACATGGTTTCGAAAGCGTCAATACTGCGACCGCCGAGGTGTCCAGAAATCGCCACCAGCGCATAAGTCATTAATGGGCTAATGTCCATTTCCTGACAAATCAAAGCGGTCACAACGCCAGCGAATGCCGATATAGACCATTCACCGACAAGCTCATAAATATTGAACTTGGTTTCTTTAGATTTAACGCGACGGATGTAATTCACAGTACCACCCCACGCAGCTAAGACAACAAACCAAACATAGCCAGCACCGGTGGTAACGATCTGGCCCAGTAAGTTATTCTCACCATTGTTCATTAAAACCTCACGGCTGCGACGTATTCGGCTTCACAGGTGAGACCCCTGAGTCTGGATTCATCAGCAATTTTTGCAAGCGCGATAGCTCGTTGGTTAACGATGTTGAACACGTAGGACTGCACAAGGCTGGTAGTGGCGTCTGCCGCGCCATCGGTGATAGTGCTGGCGGTAGTGGCTTTACTGGCGGGTTTACACAGGCTGGCGGCGTATTGCTGCTGCAAGCTGTCACCAGCATTAACAGTAACAGCATGATCAGCCGTGAGGCGTTCGAGTTCGGTAAGTGCTTCATCGTTAATTCTCTCCAATTCAGTGACACGTAGATTGTGCAACGTGGTTAGGTGTTCAAGTGCCTGACGGCTTTCATTAGCGGCCTGTAATTTAGCCGTGGTAACATCGTTTTCAGTAACGCTGATACCGGTCCATGTTCCTAATAAAAAAACCGCCAGCAATAGGCCGAATACAATCCGTAAATCAATCATTTTGTTTCCACCGTTGATAATCAGTTAAGTATTTTTCCGGTGTGGCCTTGCCGCCAGCATTCCAGAATCGTTTGCAAAATTCGGCTTGTTCTTGTGGTGTTGATGGCAGTGGTGCCAGGTCCATCGCAAGACGCGCCCGAATAAAGATAATAGCAAGAGTGTCATCATTTTCCAAATCGGAAAATTTAACAGTGTCAGGGTTATAACCTGCTTTTTTAAGATAACCTTTAATCCGGTCACTGTGTTTCATGACGTCGTTAAATGTCGGTTCTTCCATCTGACCTAAGCCGAGTGCTGGTTTATCAGCGCCGACTTGACGCCGGTATTTACCTAAACCAGATTCATGAGCCACGATCATCAGTGTCACGTCACGGGCATTAGTGGTGTAAACCGCCAGCGTCATATAAATACTTTCGATTAGTTTTTTACATTCAGTGAATTTCATAAATATACCTGGTGAAGATGCGCCGTCCGTGGCGCTGGGTTGTTAGTTAGTGGAACATTCTACAGGCTTGCACACGTACCGAATAACCGGCAGATTGACCGGCAATACCTGCGCCAATATCACGGCTTGCACCTGAGTCTTGGAATGTTTTAATCTCGAAAAATCCACCATCATCTAAACAGATAGTGGCGCTACCGTTCAGAATAGGATCATTTGCATCAGAACCAGCTTTAATATGCTGTGCAAATCTGTTACCAGCGTCACCGGCGACCTGAATCCACGCCAGTCGATTACCTGACGAATTACCTGCCTGATAACTTACAACATAACTGACCTGCCATACACCTCTGCGACCTGTATTGTTTGTAAATTTACCAGTGCCGCTATCATACGTTAAACCGGACGAACCGGCATTGTATGAACCGAACGTATCATCTGAATCAAACAATACTGTAGGATTACTACCAGTTGTGACAGTCTGAACCACATTTCGACGCTTACCAATCGTTGAGCCGATCAGCGGAGTAGTCCAACCGCCAGCACCAGACAGGAACTGGTTACGTGCCGCACTCAACGGTTTAGGTACAAAACCTTGCCGACCTTCCGCCGTTGCTGTTGCACCAACTAACACGTATTCACCGTAATGAACGCCATTGGCGTTATTGATGATTGGACTACATGCCGACACACCTACACCGCCGACGTTCATGACGTCTGTCCAGAATTGATCACTGTCAGTCGGCCTACCGCTAGCAGCAGTGAACGATGCAGAAACTCGGAATATTGGTGCGTTCCACCAACTACCCGCAACGAATACATCTTTGTCTGCGTATGACGCGCCTTTCGTGTAAACGCCACGCCAGTTCATCGTTGCTTCTAAAACCGGTTTCCACACAGCGCCTGTAGTACCATAAGCAAAAGCAGTGCCGCCAGTTATAGCTGCAACAGCTTCAACCATTATCCCGCGCATCATTACACGTTCACCGGCGATGTAAGCGTTAGCCTGCACCCATTGCGGTAAATAAACGCCCCACGTTGCTTGAGTAGCGCTAACAGCAACAGGCACTTGACCGGCAGTTGGTGCATTCGTGGTTGTGATAGTGCTTGGTGTTACAGCAGTCTGTGTAGGTAACTGAACAATCTCTAATTCAGAGAAGTGCCCAGTAGCAGTAACCGATGTCTGTAATGAGCCGCCCGAGGTCTGGAAAGTGTGCAGGTCAATTAAATCACCTACAGCAAGTCCCATAGTTTCTTCAACATGAATTGTTACTGTATTCACATCAACAGGGGCAGATGCTGCTGTTGTTACTGTTACCCCATTTTTCTGAATGAAGGCTTGGCGGATACCATTAGAGTTACCATCATAACTTACCCTACCCCTAACTCTGTAGAGTCCAGTCTGGGTAATAGCAAATCTGTTGTTGGCGCTATCCCAAGCTGCGGATGCGTTTACAGCAGTAAATCCTGTAACTTTAGTTGCCACGTTATGTGGTATGGACTGTTTGGCCGCTTGCTTATATGTACCTAGATCTAATGCAGTACCTGACAGTGTAGATCCTACCTGCCTCCATGTAGCGCCAGATGTACCAGTGGTCCATGCAGTGTTAGCCGCAATATCAGCATTAGCCATGTAAACCAGGTTATCAGTATAGCGAACCAGTGCGCTTGATTTGTACGCATTGGCAATAGCCCAGGTCGGTGCAATAAACGGGTGAGCGTGGTCAGACCGCGCGGCAGTATCAGCAGTACCTACAGCGCCAGCGGCAGATGCAGCAACACCAGCAGTGCTACCGACAGCGGCTTTAGCGTCAACCAGCGCTTTTAACGCTTTACCTTGTTCAGCAGATAGCGCCACACTGGTTCCGCCATCAGCAAGGTTATTGACCAGCGGTAACGTGTTAGGCACTCGTTGCCATGCTGTGCCATTACTAATCAGCCAATCACCGATACCGAAATCGACTGATGTACCAGTGATATTTCTGGTTCCAGCAACATCAACACGGTAGAAAAAACCGTTATTAGCAGGTGCGGCAGCGGCAATAGCAGGTACGTTAGTACTGGCATTCCATGTGCCTTGCCATTTCAAACCAGCAAGTAGTGAATCAGGGATCTGACTCGCTAATAATTTACGGTCAGTACCTAGCGTTGCAATACCTGATGGCTGGTCCTTTTCAGTAGCAGGAATACCGGCATCATTACCCCACGGCATAATATTACTACCTACAACACCTGTATCGTTGAAGCGGCGTAAATTCCAGATTTTACGACCATTCGCGGTGCCTTCTCGCGCATAAACACTTACACCGGCTTTAAGCACAGTGCCGGTACGCATATCTATGGATCGTGTCCATGTACCGTTAAATAACGTACCAGGTGTTATGACTGTAAAGATACCGTCTAAACCACCGGTTGCATGTAATACGCGATCACCAGCAACCAGCGTTACACCATCAACAACAGCGGGTGCATTAATTGCATCGTTAGTGCCATCTGCAATAGTGCCGCCAGTGTGAACAACTCGCACTGATTGCAACATTGCCATTGCTTGCAACGCTGCAACGAAGTCGTACAGTTCAGTTGCATTATCATTGGCTTTCGCCATTTCAGCACCCCAGGTACTCGGGGCTGAGTGTATTTGTTTTGGCATTTAATTTTCTCCGATTAATTCAGTTGGAATGTCCAGCACCGTATCGAGTAACAAAATAGTGTTAGTAACAGGAGGTTGTATCGAACCTTCGCCGGATATTAACGACAGTTCAGTTATTTCAGGTTCTGACAAACCCCGAGTAGTTAAACCAGCTTTAACTAAGCTCATGTTACACCAGCCTGAATGTTGTACCGTTTAAAGGCGTGAATTTTAATGGTACTTGCATGGTCAACCGGTAATTACCTGTTGCAGTAATCGCGGTATCAGCAATAGTGTAATCAGCAGGATCACTGCTGTTATCAACCATAGAGGCTTTAATGGTTAGTGAGTTACCCGATACAATAAGTGTCCGGTTAATACCAACATAATCTTTAGGCCATAAAATTACTTCAGAGTTGTACATAGTTTTACCCCTTAGAATTGGTGCCATCCGTGGCACCGGTATTTAGAAATCACCGTAAATTGTATCGGTTGCTACAAAATCACGCATATGAACGGCTTCTAGACGACCCGCGTCAATTTCCGCTTTCACAGCATTTGCTAGTGTAGTCATGTCTGATACTCGAATGTCAATTTCACCCATAGCGTTTTGAGGTGTGTCACTAGGCTTAACTTGATGGAACACTAAGAAGAAATCTAAACCATATAATGCACACTGCTGGATATAACTAACAATGTTTGAAATGTTAATTGCTTCAAGTGCATCAGTACCCGCCCATTTATGACCAATGCGAGGCATAGCTAATCGCTGATACTTACTTACAACATCCTGATTGTAAACAAACGGTCGTTGTGAAATAGGCATTATTGTTGCAGAGCGGGCAGCGTTAACCATACCATCTTCAACCATTGCATCAAGCAAACTTAAATCATTTGGAAATCTTTGAAACTCACCCTGGGGATAAACATAACAACGGTCGTCACCGTTTTCCACCAGGTTGTTATCTCTGAGATATTTAATGTTGTAACGTATATCGTCGATAGCAGCCTTAGGCCAATTAAGACCCGCATATTTACTAACGAGTGAACCATTACCACCGATTGGGCCATGCGCCACACAGCTATTACCAGAGCCTTTCCACATCTTTAATTCGTCTAAACTCATGTAAGTAGAGTTTTTGTTAACTTCGGATGCAATCACGGCCATTGTTTGTGGTACACCTACTTTTTTCCATACTGCGTGACCTAATTTATAGCTAGACGTGTAACCGTCGTCGTACATTACGCAAACACGCCCGCGTTTAGGTTGTTGACCTACACCTACGGCGAACAGCCACACTGAAAACTCACCTGCTGTTGCAGGATTTAACTGTAAGCGTAGTTGGGACATTTCAAAACTGGTTGGTGTAGCGATTGTGCCAACGGTGTCTGTGTTACCTGCGTTAAAATGATAAGTTAAAGCGCCACCCTGTTCTAAGCTGCTATTCTGCTGTTCCGAAGTTGCCTGAATTGCACGACGTCCACGACGGTAGTTAGCTGCTGGTGTACCAAATATTGCTAATAATTCTACTGTACCTAAGTTGGTCAATGATTGCGAACCGTATAAACTTAGGAACATATCGCCTTCATATCTTACACCCGCCATACTTGTAATATTCAAAGCGCAATACGCTGAGGCTGTCACCTTTATGCCTTTCATACCGTTAGGCGCAACACCTTCAGTTATGACCGGTGCCCCTGCTAACACCGCATAATTGAAGGTGTTTGATGGTATTAATTGTGTGTAAGGTAAGTTTTTAGCGCTAATTTTTTCCTGAAATAAAGGATAGCCACCAGCAATACCTTTAGCTGATTGTAAGTTTCTTAAATTTGTCATGACACTTTCTAACCTCTCAATTGATAAAATTGTCTCACAGCATTATAAGCCTGCAACGGAATAACTGCATAGTACCCATCAGTATTGTGAGTTAAATAATCACCGGTAGCTGGTCTGTATTTACAAAACCAATCGTCGGTCATGTGAACACTGACAGATCCTGTGTGAATTTTCCAGCCGTCAATTTCAGACACAACGGCTGTGATACGTGTAATGAATGACATTATTTAACCTCATTAAATTTATGTTGAATACGCGCAACCAATTCGGTCATCTGGCTGGCGGTTTGGGCCTGAGCTTTAAAGATGTTAATACCGAAAGTGAGTTCGAAATCTATCTGTACCAGTGGCACTGACTGACCGGTTAAAGTGTGGCGCTGTAAACACCATTCCTGTATCCAGTGCCTGAGTATAGACAGTGCGTGTTGTCTGTTGGCATGGTTGTTAACTGCCGCGTGAACAAATGGCGCGTGTTGAACGGTCTTTCTAAATTCCTGCACTGATACCATCGCATTGTTACGTTGTTCGATCAGTGTCTCGATAATGTCGAAAGATAGTTCCTGTAATACACCTGCTTGCACTTTTAAATCCCGCTGGCGTGACTCTTTTTCTTTTTCAGTTTCGTGCCAACCGCATTCAGGACAGGTGCCGTCGATAAAAACCATTGCCATTTCGTCAAATTCAGGCACGTATCCCGCTGGTTTGACAATACCTTGTAACTGGCAATTACCACAGGTAATAGTGTCAGGAATATCACTATCTTCAACCAGTTCACCTGACTTTTTAACTTTAGGTTCTACCCTTTCGAGGGTCCATTCAGGATCATCATGAGGATAACGCAACCCCATTCTTGTCATGAAAAACTGAGTATTACCAACGTGGTCGAGTAGTATACCGTGTGATTTACCATCGGCAGGTCGAAGCATACGACCAAGCTGCTGTTTGAATAATGAATAAGATTGTGTGGGCCGTAGCATGATAACCACGGTAACGGCAGGGCAATCGTAACCTTCACCTAACAGATCGACGTTAACCAGGTTCAGTATCCGTCGTGCCTTGAAATCTTCCATTGCTCGCTTGCGTTCAGCGAGTTCGGATTTACTTGATATGGCAATCGACGGTACACCCGCTTCGTTGAATTGTGCAGCCACGGCCTTGGCGTGTTCGATATTGACGCAAAAAGTGATAGCGGGGACACCATGCGTGTGCTTAAGATAGTGTTCAACGGCGTCACCGATAATTTCACGGTTATTAACTTTCATTACCAGCTTTTTCTGGTTGTAGTCACCGCCACCAGTGACGTCACACGATTTAGCGTCAAACTTTCCAGTAGCATAAATCTTATACGGTGTCAGCATTGATTTTTTAATCAGGTCAAACATGGTTGTTGTCACTGATAAAGCGTCAAAAACACCGTCAGCCTTTCGGCCTAAGCCTTTTTTATCACCGCGAATCGGTGTAGCAGTAAAACCAATTCCTTTGGCGTTAATCATTGGGTCGATGCAACTAAACCAGGTCGTACCCGTGACTAAGTGGTGAGTTTCATCCTGTAGCCACAATTTTACTGACTGTAAAAACTGCACGGGGATTTTACCGGCTTTAAGTCTTGCCGCAAACGTCGGCGTTGAGGACACAATTACCGGTGAATTTTCGTTATAAAAACTATCACCGAACAATTCTAAGTTGTTGTTGGTTATGTCACGACGCGCCTTATCAGAACAAATAAAGCTATGTGACACACCCATTTTGCACAGCGCTTCAGATAACTGTGAGATCAGCACGTCACGATGTGCAAACACTAATGTTAATTCATTACGTTCTAATGCCCGTTTAGCGAATGACGCCAGTGTTAGTGACTTACCAGCGCCGGTCGGTAATACACAGCATACGTTTTTGGCCCCTTTATCAAAGTGCCGGTTAATATCTTCACAAGCAGTAATCTGATGCGGTCTTAAATTTATTGCCACGTTATAACCCTATCGTCTGTTATCAATGACACAAATATACACTGATAAAATATTTTTGAAAACACACTTTACAAACTAAATTTACACCATTACTATTCATCTCGTCAGTTCGACAAATTAACTTAGTAGAGGATTTTATGGGTTTATTAGAAAAGTTATTAGCACGTCTTGAACGTGTTGAACAGGAATTAAACTTACCAGCTATTGACGAATGCACAGCAGATGTTGACCCTGTAGTGTTACCAGTAACACCAGCAGCACCAGCAGCACCAGTCACACCAGCAGCACCAGTCACACCAGCAGTAACCGGTGACGAAAGTCTGGTTAACGAACACGGTATCCCGTGGAGCGCTGAACACCATGCCAGCACTAAAACCAAAACACAGGATGGTCATTGGACGGCTAAACGTGGTGGCGATAAAGCGGCACTGGTTGCGTATAACGCACAGTTTACACAGTCATTACCGGTAACACCGTCAGCGCCAGCAGTGCCAGTCGTACCTGCTACACCAGCGTTACCAGCAATTCCGGCCGTACCGCTAACACCAATGGCACCAGCGTTACCGAGCTTACGCACTGAAGTAGCTTCACAAATTAATCTGCTGATGGAAGATTTTAAAGTCCCTTATCAGATGATTATCGCTGAGTTAGTAACCAGCCGTGGTGCTAACAGTTTTGATGCTGTTAATGACAACGATTTACCGGCAATTAAAGCTGAACTGGAAAACTGGTACGACCTTGCCAACCAGATGGAACAGGCCGTGGTGTTGCTAGATAAAGTTGACGCTAAAACAGGCCGTCAGCATAACTTACCAGGCAATGCACTTGCCGTACTGAAGGCCACTGCCGGTGTCAACGCCATGGGTGCTACACCTTATGACAAGCTGGAAGCCACAGCCACAGCGTTAACTACTTATGCTGACCAGTGGAATGAATATTGCCGTCAAACCACGGGCGCTGGTTTCTAATGGCTGCGCACAGCGTTTACAGTTTCAGCGCGTCGGATCGTTGGATGAAATGCCCTGCTGCGATACGCATGTCACGGGGTTATCCAAACACCACGAACGACGCTGCTGAACTGGGTACGGCTGTGCATATGCTTGGTGAATTTTGTATCAAAATCGGTTGCAGTCCAAAACACTGTATCGGTATGAAATTCAACGGTATCGTAGTGACTGAAAAAATGGCTGATGATGCCAGTTTGTACCGTAATTTTAGCGATAATCTGACGTTACAGACTGGTGTTAAGCCACTGATTGAACAGCGCGTTGTTATGTCGTCACTCGGTCGCACCGATGTTTATGGTACGTCTGACCTGACTCACATAGCGCTGTCAATGCGTAAAGTGTTCACCAGTGATTATAAAAATGGTTATGGTCTGGTCGATGTCAACGATAACAGCCAGTTAGCCGGTTATTCGGTTGCTACGCTGGACACGTTTGACTTATGGGATAAAGTTGATGAAGTGGTTAACACGATCATTCAACCAAACTACCATCATATCGACGGGCCAATTCGTTCGGTTGTTTATACCATCCCCGAGTTGCGCCAGTGGCAACAGCGTTACGCCATTGCTGTGAAACGGGCTGAAGATCCGAACGAAAAACCTGTGGCCGGTGAACACTGTCACTACTGTCCAGCACAAGCTAACTGCCGTGCTCGATTAGAATATGCGTTAAATATTGCTTACACCGATGTTCCAATGAATGAAATCAGTGTCGGTGAACTGGAAAGGCTTTACAGTGAGGTCGGTTCTGTTGAAACGTGGCTAAAAGCCATTAAAGGCAGAATGCTGACTGAAGCCAGAAACGGCGTTAATTTCAAGGCATTTAAGCTGGTTGAGTCTTATTCACGGGCTAATGTTGACGATGTAGCTGGTCTGGTTAAAGAGGCCGCTGCTGCCGGTGTGGACGTAACTAAGCTTTACCATGACCCTAAAGTCAAAGGTAAAACAGAGTGTAAAAAGTTTTTACCGGCAAACCTGATCGACAAGTATTTCAAAGTGCCGCCTAAATCGACCACAGTCGTCGATATGACGGATAACAGGCCAGCAGTTCGAGTAGGTAAAGCCGAAGGTATCTTCGCACCTATTGACGAACCAAGACCATCTGCTGAAGGTATTTTCGGGGCAATTGTATAATGACACCTATCCGGTTAAAGCATGATTTAGTTGAAGTTACTGAACCAGATTCAGGCTTAGTATGGCAAGGTTATTTCATGACTGACAGCCGGTTAGGTATCATCTTCATGATTACCGATAAATCAAAATTGTACTGTGCGTTAACACTCGAATCATTAATAAACGGTAATTACACCGTTTCAGTAAAAGGTAAATAAAATGGCTTCACGTACTATCATGACGGAAATTTTCCGTGCTTCACACGTCCACTTAAAAGAGCGTAAGAAATTTCAGGAAGGTGACACGCCTAAATTCCGTTTAGCTGCGCTGTCACCTAAAAACGGTGTTGGTGTTATCGCCAAAACTGGACTTCAGTTCCACAGTAACTTTAATGCTATTTTTCAGGCTTTGAAAGAAGTTGTGGCCGAGGCGTTCCCTGGTTGGAATTACGACCCGATGGACGAGAAAATGGCGAAACAGATGGGTGTTCAGTTCCCACCAAACTTTAAAGACGGTGACGACAAGTTTCAAAAAGATAACAACGGTAATCCATTACCAGGTGTTAAAGATCCTATTACGGCAGGTCACTGGGAACTGTCTTTGACTAACGAAGATCCTATAGGTATCGTTGGTCCAGACGGTAAACAGATTGACCCGAGTGCGGTTTATTCCGGTTGTTGGGTTCGCGCCCAGTTAGAAGTCAGCGCGTTCATGTCTAAAGCCAATGCCCGTATTATCAGTATCAAGCTGTTAAACGTCCAGATGTGCTATCACGATGAATCGTTCGGCAAAGGTCCGGCGCAATCTGCTGAACAGGCTTTCGCTGGTATGGCTGTGCCGAACAGTAATATCGAAGCTGGTCACGGTCAAGTTATGGGTGCATTACCAGCAGCACCGGCGTTACCGGTTGCACCGGTCATGCCAGCAGCACCGGTAACGCCGGTTTACGTTCACACCTGTACCCAGTTCACTGAAGCGCAATACCGTGCAATGCCTGGTTGGACGACTGAGGTTTTAGTAGCTCAAGGTAAAGGCCGGATGGAAACGCCAGCACCGGCGTTACCGGCAGCACCGGCGTTACCAGCAGCACCGGCGTTACCGGCTGCACCGGCGTTACCAGCAGCACCGGCGTTACCGGCTGCACCGGCGTTACCGGCAGCACCGGCGTTACCGGCAGCACCGGCGTTACCGGCAGCACCGGCGTTACCAGCTATTCCCCTGACAGGTAAACTGGTCATGAAACCTGATTCACCATACACTTATCAGCAGTTATCTGTTGAATATAAGTGGACCGATGAACAGATTATCGCCGGTGGTTATGCCACACCGAATTTCACTAATCCAGCGTAACTAAACCAATGGCCAAGGATGGCTGTTAACTCAGGTGTTAATTATGAAAGTAGTAGTGACGATTGAATCAGACGCATATCAGTATGCTGAATACAGTTATGCTACTGACAAATATTCTAAAGTATTTGAGTTAGATGCCAGTATCGGTGAAATGCTTGAATGGGCTAAAAAAGCAATAGGTAAACCGGTGCCATTAGGTCGCTTGATTATCAGTGAGTTAACAGAGTAATGGCTAAATACGAAACGCCAGAAACAACGGCGAAACGACTGGTACTACTCAGAGCTGGCCAGTACCGTGCGAGGCTGTTCAAAAACAATACCGGTGTGGCCTACACTCAGGATGGTCGTCCTGTTTTCTTTGGTTTAGGTAATGAAGGTAAAAAAGACGACGAATCTATCAGAACACCAGATGACGTAGGTTTTACGATCATCACTGTGACACCTGACATGGTAGGAAAAGAAATTGCAGTTTTTACAGCGATTGATTCCAAAAAGGCTGGTTTTCGTGTAAAGTCAGATTACACTAAAGGAACCCGCGAATATGGCCAGAATAAATTTTTCGAACTGGTCAAGAAACACGGCGGCATTGCTGGCTTTGCATCCTGTGCCGCCGACGTTGACGCGATTTATAACGAATTTAATATAAGGGTCACACAGAAATGAACCTGCAAGAAATTAGACAACGTGCCGCTGAGTACGACGAAACCAACAAAACCAAACGTGGTGACACTCTGCCGCGATTATTGGCATTAGTTGAAAAACATGGCACGTCAGCGGTATCTGCCGCCAGTGGCCTAACTGAAGCAACAATTCTGGTCTATTGTCGCAATAAAGACGAAAGCAACCGGACCTATCCGAGCGAATACGCTGTTACTAAAGCCGAGACAATCTTAAATTAACGTCGGGGTAAATCTATGCACGACGTTAAACAAGCCCGTGAGTTTGTCGAGGCGCTCACGGGTTCAAGCGATTCTATCGTTACATTTCAGGCATTCTATGACCCGAAAGGGATTACACCACCAGCAGGTGTAGCAAAAGTATGGCATAGCACCATTGACGCCAGCGTTGAATTTATTGACTATAAGCAGTCACAGCTTGCCGGTATTTACGTCTGTATCAATGGTACGGATTTAAAAGGCCGTGAAATTTACAATATCAATCATCTGCGAGTCCTGTTCGCGGATTTCGACGGTATTGAACAACCTGTCTGGAATTTACAACCGCATCTGACACAACAGCGGGACCAGACTCACGGCCATGCGTTTTGGTTGATTGACGCCGGTGATTTAACTCATGATGAATGGTCAATCCTGCAAAAACAGATCGCATTGTATTACGGTACTGACGAACAGGTGCATGACCCGTCACGGGTGGTACGTCTACCAGGCTCATTGCATTTAAAGAACCCGCAATCACCACAAACGTACAGTATCACCAGTAATGTCAGTAAATCTGTGCCACGGTACACGATTGAGCAGATCCGTTCGGCACACGTATTGTCTGCTGAAAAAGACGCGATATTAAACCAGTGGGCCGAGAAACGTGCCGGTATTGATAACGGTGTAGGGTATGAAGATGACCCGATAGAGACACGTAAATTCATTAATTTTATCAGCAATGCGGCATTACCGGCTGTACTGGGAACCGGTTCACATGAACTTTTTCGCGTTGCTTGTTTTGGTCATGATCATGGGATAAGTCTTGAAAATGCTAAAAAACTGCTTTGGGAACATTATAACCCTCGCTGCTTGCCAGCATGGACTGACGACGAGCGTCACCATTTCGATGGGGTCGTGTATCGAGGCTACCATTACGCAACGAGCGCTGCGGGCTGTAAGACAGCACGAGCTGAGTTCATGGCATTACCACCGCTACCTGAACCAAATTGTGGCTGGCAGAATGAAGCGGCTCAATTTAATGTCGTGCAGACGTTACAACCAGAATCGCTGGCGGTTACAACGACACCGGCAGCACCGGATAAAATCGGTGACATCTTCAGATGGGAACACCGACTCACTAAAGACCAAGGTTTAATCGTTGCAGCACAACTGACGGTTAAAAGCAGTCACTATGATTTTGCACGAGTGTTCGACGGTATCAATTATGACGGTGTGAGACTAATTCGCTGTGCCAAACAATTTTATGTGTTTAACGGTAAATCGTGGGGTGTTGTTGATGACGATGTGATCCGGTCAGCGATTCAACGGGCATTCGCGGTATTTAAACCAGCGGATAAGTTTACCAGTGGTGTTTTTAACTGTCTGAAAGACCATGTTAACGTCCCTGCCGTTGAAAACGGTACGTGGCTATCCGAGCGTAAAACATCGACGTCAAACTATACCGTTTTCGCCAATGGTATTGTGGACCTCAATAGTGACGTGTTAACGCTGATGCCTCACACACCGGAGTTTTTCACGCTGAACGAATTAGAACATGACTTTAATACTGGCGCTAAATGCCCGAACTGGTTGAGTTTCTTAACAAGTGTTTGGGACGACAACGATGATATGAAAATGCAGTTGCAAGAGTTTTTCGGGTACTGCTTAACCAGCGATGTATCATTGCAGAAATTTGCGGCACTGGTCGGTAAGTCTCGCGCCGGTAAAGGTGTAATGACCGACGTCATGACCGCTATGGTTGGTAGCAAAAACATAGCTGCACCAGCATTGCCAAACCTTGCCAGCAGCACCGCATTGCATGAAATGTCAACCAAGTCCCTCACACTTATTCCTGACGCGCACAACGTCAACGGTAACGCTAAAGACCTGGTGTTGAGTAATTTAAAGGCCATTACCGGTGGTGACAACGTATCGTTCCACGAGATCTATAAAGGTAGCCGCAACACTAAATTTAAAACAAAGCTGGTTCTGTCAACCAACAATGTGCCAAATTTTAATGACCCGTCGGGCGCACTGGTGAATCGTATGCTGGTTTTTATCTTTTACAAATCCTTTGCTGACAATCCTGATACGTCACTGAGAACTAAACTACTGGCGGAAATTGCAGGTATCACTCAATGGGCCATTGAAGGTTTACGCCGGTTACGTCGTAACGGTGGTAAGTTTACTGAAGGTCGCATAGGTTTAATCCAGAAAGAGCGGATCAGAAAGGATATGTTTCCCCTGTCTGAATTTGTGGAGTCGTCGTGTTCGATGCAACAAGATGAATTTACGATGCTGGATGACCTTTATAACGCTTATCGGTTATGGGCTGCTACCGAAGGGCTTAAAAATCCACTGATTAAAAACGAGTTCGATAAGTCACTGCGAAACTCTGCACTTAACATACAGCCTGACGACACTGGTCGCCGTGGATTCTACGGTATTACCGTTAAAGTCCACCTGTCCAGCGGTAATGTTATCGGCTTTCCGCCAGTCGGTAACGTGCAATGACGGGCTTACTAGAAACGATTCAACGCCGGTTAGACCGGCTTGAGTTTATCCTTACCACTGCTGAACAGATGACACTAGAAACAGGTCGTGACGTTGACATTGAGTTAATCCGCTTCGCAGCTAAAAAGGCTACGGAGTGGAACCGTAAACGGGTGGTAATGGGTTTACCAGAATATTGGTAATTTCACTTTACAAACAGTGTTTACAGTATTATATTTAAGGCTCATTTTAACTGATAGAGATTTAACCATGAACGTAACTACCACGTATTACAGCAGTTTACACAACTCACAATGGTACACCCGCATAGGCAGCTATGGTTTTTACAGTGTGGCTAAACCAACTGCCCGTCAGATCCGACGCTGGAAAAAGCAGGTAAAGCGGTTCAGTTGGCCTGAGTATAAAATCATGGTCAACGGTCACTATGGTAAATTAGGTAAGGTTTCTCTTATACACGGCTGTAAGCTTGGTCCAAGTTATACTTATCAAGCTGATATTTTAGAAAAGCTGAAGTCTATCACAGGCACAGCGGAAGGTATGGTTAACTACAACTTTCCTGATTATGACGTGTGTAGTATGTATCGCACCTCTGTACCTGACGCGATTACGTTAGGTAATAAAATTCATGAATTGGCCAACTCGCAAGCAGAATTTATCGAACAGTATAAACAGGATTTCTAACCATGCGTAGATCAGGTAAAACATTCAGACTTATTTTAAAAGCCCTGCACGAAATGAGCATGGGCAAAGAAGTAGTGGTTAATTGTTACCGTATGGAAACTGCACATAGCGTTTTCAACCAGTTATTACACATGATCGAAACGTATATCAGCACTCGTGAACTCAGTATCGACTCATCAAGCAGAACACTGAAAATCACCGGCTGTAAAGGCTCATTACGTTGTGTCAGTGATACTGAAGCACAGGCTTACGTTGAACACCGAAACTCTGACCATTATGTTTATTATACGGATGCACAATAATGCACTACATAATGAATTTATTATCATCGGCTTCAGACAGTGACCTAATGATGTCTCGAAAAAACTGTCACATTAAAGGTCTGCACAGTATTGTTCTTTATAAAGATAAGTTCAACAGACTGTTAAGACTCTATTTGACTACGCCTGACCATGAGTTACACAACTGCGCAAATGATGACCTTGTTGTTAATTTAGGTGTCCACAACCACAGGTATGATTTAATTCTTTCCGGTGTGCACGGTGAGGCCATTAATATTGAATATGTTAAATCAAGGTACGAAAGGGCTTACCGTCAAAAAGTTGATTCGTATGTGTTTCATGATAAAGATACTGTCAATTACTGCGGTAAAGTATTTCTCAGTCGTGGTAAGTCTGAAAAAATAGAAAAGCTTTTCCTTAAAAAAGACAAGCTACACACTGTATTTGTTAAAGAAAACAACACTGCATCATGGCTGGTTCAGGAAGGGTTTCAGGAACGTGACTACACAATGCTTTACACCAATAAACCTGTAAATTGCCAGTCACATGATTTTTTCAGTTCTGCTGATGAAGTCAGGGCATTTGTCACTAACTATTATCAGGATAAATAATGCACTACACCGGTCATTACGTGTACGACGTGGAATGTTTACCTAACTTCTTTTCTTTCCGGTGTACGCGGTGGGAAGATAAAGCGAAGTGGTGTTATGAAATATCGGACTGGAAAAACCAAGGGTTCGAACTCTATCAATTCTTGGAACAGATCAAACATAGTCGTGGCCGCATGGTTGGATCCAACAATGAGAACTACGACTACCCGATGATCCACATGCTGTTTGATTATCAGGGTCGGATTAATAACGCCATTTTGTATAACAAGTCACAGGCCATTTTTGCCGCTCGTGATACTGATGACCGGTCACATTTCATATGGGCTGATCAGCGGCATATACCGCAAATCGACCTGTTTAAAATCCACCACTTTGACAACAAAGCCAAGATGACGTCGCTAAAGCTGCTGCAATTCAATATGCGGCTAGATAACATCATTGAGCTACAACACGACTGGTCTAAGCCTGTTGACCGTCCCACGGCTGACAGGACGCTGTTTTACAATGACCATGACGTCTATTCTACCGGTATGTTTTTCGACCACAGTAAAAAACAAATCGAGTTCAGAGACCAGCTTACCGAGAAATACGGTAAGGACTTCACGAACCACAACGACACCCGCATCGGTCAAGACTTCTTCGTCATGGAGCTGGCTAAGCACGGTGTCAGGGCCAATAAGTACAACCAGACTTACCGCCAGCAGATAAAACTTGCCGATGTACTGTTGCCTTACATTCAGTTCGAGACACCAGGTTTCCAGCAGATCCACGAGTTTTTTAAACAAACCGTTATGAACCCTGAACAACTAAAAGGGTTCTTTGGTTCTCGTGACGCCGGTAAAACTAAGTGTACTGCCAACGTGACTGAAACGCTGGCGGCTACGATGGACCCGAATGACGTCAAGGTCTATTACACTGACGGCACTGTCAGTAAATACAGTGACCGTGACTGGTCAAAACCGGTGAAGTATTTAAGGCCGGTAAATATTCACACCGTCGTCAATGGTTTCAGGTTTGATTTCGGTGCTGGCGGCATTCATGGTTCAGTCCACAACCGCATTATCGTACCGACTAAAGGTTGGACGTTACGTGATTCTGACGTTGCTAGTTATTACCCGAACTTATCCATAGCTAACGATTTCTTCCCGCAACACTTAACCAAGGTATTCTGTCAGGTTTACCGGAGCATTTATGAACAGCGTAAGACTTACAAAAAGGGTAGCGCTGAAAACAACATGTTGAAACTGGCCCTGAACGGCGTTTATGGTAAATCTAATGATAAACACAGTCCGTTTTATGACCCTCAATACACGATGGCAATTACTATCAACGGTCAATTGTTACTCTGTATGCTGGCGGAACAACTGATGAAAATACCTGGTTTAGAAATTGTCCAGATCAACACAGACGGTCTGACGTATCTCTGTCCTGATGAATATCTAAGTCATGCTGATGCACTTAATAACTGGTGGCAACAGCTTACTAAACTCGAACTCGAACACGTTGACTATATCCGCATGGCCGTGAAAGATGTTAACAATTATTTAGCAGTTACTAAACCTTACATTGACAAAGCCGGTAAACTGGTGCCGCCGAAGATTAAGCGCATCGGTGCCTATGCTTACGAACGTGCCGCCGAAAACGACGGTACAAGGGAATTACCGTGGCACAAAGACCAAGGTGGTATCGTCGTGGCCAAGGCCGCTGAAGCCGCGTTAGTACGTGGTGAAAACATCGAACAGTTTATCCGGCGTCACTTAATATCTCAACCAATGGATTTCATGATGCGGGCCAAAGTCAACCGTAACGACTGGTTGTATTATGGTGATACCGAGGTGCAACGCATTACCCGTTATTTCGTCAGCAACAGTGGTGACTACTTGGTCAAACATATGTTACCGACTGCGGATCAGAAAGCTGAATGGCATACTAAAAAATTCTGGCGTCACACTGTCAAAGGTACTGTCCAGATGTCCAGTAAAGCACCGTCGAAACTGTGGATAGCGTGTCCACCGCCAAGCGCTGAGCCACCAATACGGACAATAGGTATCGACTCCGGCTATCGCGTTACTATCTGTAACGATTTAACCGGACTCGATATGTCTGACGTGGATATTAGTTATTACGTGGCACGGACTAGAAAGCTGGTTGATGAATTAATTCTTTCCGATAGCGCGGCGTAAAGCGTCGCGTTCTACTTTCACGATGTATTTATAGTCACTGGTTTTGCGCAATCTCAGTTTACGGCGGTTATCGAACTCATAACCGTCTACAACTAACACAGTGTGCATTTCATCGGTTTCGGTGCGAACTAACCAGAACTCTGGTTCATATCCTTTCCCAACCAGCAAGAAATAACTGAACAGTGAAAAGTCCTCACAGTCACCTGTCAAACTTATTACCCATTTATCGTTCACACCGTACTGATCTTGGTCACTGACATAAGTGTGACGCGCCAGTAATTCGGCGTGAACGTACTCAATGGCCTGCACCGGAGTACAGACCATGAGTAATAAGAGTGATAGTGCTGTGAGTGTTTTCATTTATACCATATTAATTATGTTAAACTGTCTGACATTAACAGGTGCATCAGTTGTTGCGCCAAGCCTAACAGGTGTTGCAGGGTCACCATCACAAAAAACATCACCTACAATATGATTTGTTCCTCTGACCAAGTATACACCATGTATAGTGGCACCTTTGACACCTTGAATCAAAGTATTATCACAGTCAGTAAGTTTAACTGCTACCCCTGCCGAATTTGTTTGCACTTCTCTAACAACCACGCCGCAAGAGATCAGCGATAATGCCACGTCATAAATTCCTGAACCATTCATTTTAATGTCGTTAATTTGAACGTCAGACACACCTTCCGCACCTATATTGTTGTAGTAATTCTCGTTACTCATTTTACCATTTTTAATATGCACCGAACCAAGGGTGCCGCTTTCTTTTAGACACCAGAAATTTCTGTAAGCCTGTGTAGTTTTTATGTCAAAGCCATCTACTGTAACCTCACCTATATCGTTTCCTGTTGTCAAACATCTTACGACGAAAGATTCACGCTCGGTCACACCTTCTGCACCTCTTATGTTAACTTTACTGATGTCACCATTTTCAGGAAATATTCTACCAATATTCCAAGCATTCTTGACTTTGACGTCGGTGATTTCACAAGAACCCTTTGCAACTTTGAACCCCATCGACAATAAACCTAAGTTGTAAATATCCCTCAATCCGAAAAAGTTACCTTCAAGGACTCGTAGTATGTTATCGTCACCTTCACTGTCACAAATTGTTCTAGAACTACCTATCACCTCGACGCCAACTGCACTACAATCACCTTTATAAAGCGAAACTGCTGACCACATAGGCCATTCATTATTTGACGCATCAGCATAAACATTTCTCACTTTAACGCCTCGGGCTTGTATTTTGACAACCCTTTTGCCGATATTTACACCGTGTATGTTTTGAATTTTAATATTGAAATTTTTACTGTCTGAATTTGAGATCAGGTGAACAAGATCCGCATCTTCCTGTGTTAATACATCTTTGCCGGTAATATCTTTGATAATCCCAGATGAAGGTTTGGTAAGGTCACTAGCTAAACCAGGTTTCATGTAAATCAGTCTGCAAGAACCGTTATTGTTACCGACAACCCCATCAGGCAAAGCATAAAGATTTTCACCGTGGATGTCATGAAACTTAAACCCTGTTACGTTTTCTTCCGAAAATTGTAGCGCCCTCACAAAAGTTGTACTGTTAAAATTCTTAAAAGTCAGACCTTTTAAAATAGGCTTCTGTACGTTTTTAAGTATGTCAAACATCGTTACTACGTTTTTGTTTTCGGCATCAAAAATACCACCTGTCATTTTGAAATTGTCGGCATTCAGTGTGAACACTTTGTTTAAAGAGTTAGTGACTTCACAGTCTTTCGCGTCAATATTTACACCGGCAGTTTCTATTGTAACTTCGTCAGTGAAATGGCATTTATTTTGAAGCCTGATTCTCTTAATTACCCTGACCATGTGACTCACTATAGTTGACGAGTTGACACCATCTATGGCACCAAATTCATACTGATTTGGTTTGTGTGATTCCTTCACAAAACAACCGCTACCAGAACCAGCCCAGTTAAGATACGTCGATAAACCGGCATGAGTACCATCCCAAGCTGTCAACGCTTCAGGTGCAATCACAGTGCCACCATTATGGTCAGCCTTATTACGTGTTGCGTCCCACACAAACAAACCGCCACCGACAGTATTACCATTATAAAAACTGGCAACGCTGTACTGTTGACCACTTACTAAACCTGACACCGGTAACGCTTTAAGATGTCCGACCTGAACAACCGTTTCAGCCAATCGCTTGGCCGGTAAACCTGCAATAATTTCAGCAGTATCAGCGGCTGCTAATGACGTTTTAAAAGCACCATCATTCCTATTAGTCCAACCATTAACGGATTCACCGCCAGTACCGGCGACACTAGAACCAGCGGGAACGACTTTAGGTAATGCACCACCCCAACTGAAAAACGCTGCTGGTGCCGTTGAGCGTAGCAATACTTGGTTGCGTTCAGTCAGAGTGCCGCCAGTCTCAAAACTACCAGCGACAGGATAGTAACCGCCAGCGGCAACAATACCTGCCAGCGTTAATTTAGTAATACCGTCACCATCGACAAACGTGCGTTCGAGTGAATGGGTGAACGTGTTAATGTCCTTTACGTCACGTTTGGCCTGATATAAATCCGCCAGCGTTGGAACCTGATCAGTCATAATTACTCCGGTAATGATAAATCGTTTTTGTAAAAGTCAGGACTGTAGTTAGTCGCGTTAACCGTGATAATCTCACTGCCATCATCTGCAATGGTACTTTCAATGGTTTGTGGCAACAGTGCAACCGACTGCCTTAATTGTTCTGACATTAATGTGAATTTAGTGCGGTCACGGTTGTAACCATCATAAATCGGTTCAATCGGCAATGCTGATAATAATACACGGTATTTATCGACTTGCGTACACTGAATGGCTTCACTGTTGTCACCGTTTTCCTTCGTGAAAATAATGTAATGGTCCTCACCAGCAGTAAAAAACACTGGTTCAGATAGCTCCACGGTAAGCCCTGTGACCTCAATCACCTCACCATCAAATACACGGTAGCCGTCAGTTGTGTCGGCGCGTCTGGTGAATCTGGTGCCGTCTGGTGAATCAATGCGCTTACCAGGTATGATGTTTCGACCGAACTCGTCAAGCTCGAATTTAACAAATTCATTCTGATAAATCTGTTTGTTGTAAATTCTGGCCCCATAACGGTAAGCCTGCAATTTAGTGGTGCAACCTCTTAACTCTTTGCGAATGGGATTTCGGGCTGACCGGTCAGCAGGTATATAAATCGTGTCAGTGGTGCCAGTGTCATTGCTACGATAAGTGATTTCTACGCCGTCGTGCTTTCGGGTGTAGTCGGTGCGTCGGATCTCAGAACCAGGTATTTTATTCCGGCAAGTCACTTGCATTGACGAAACTAGTTGGGCCTTTTCAAAGAAGCAATCGTAAATACCGGCCTGCACGTAAGGAATACACATAACCGTTTCACAGACTAGCGTAAATGTGTCCTGTGCTGTCAGGTCATCGGTATCGAAGTTATAGCCGAACTTAGCCATGTCAACCTGACCGAAATACGCAATAATTTCAGCTTTAGTCTGTGTGAATGAGTCAGCGGCAATGTTACTGAGTGACATACGGCCGATGAACGGATCTAACATCATGTGTATCAAAATCAGGTCAAAATCATTCGTGACATACGATTCAGCCGGACCCAATGCACCGTTACCGAGGTACTGTGTGATTTTACGTGTCAGAGTGACATTCTGTTTCCGTGATTTAATCAGTCGTGACTGACTGTTTGACGGAATTAAAACGTGCGCTGTGGTCACGTCACCGAAACCTGTGGTTGAGACTGGTTCAAACGAATACAAGTCACGCCATTCAATTGTATCGACGTTACTGACGCCACCATTTTTGTCGCGCTCTGTCAGTCGTTCAGCACTGATTGTGCAACGGCTGTACGGTACTGTCAGCCTGACCGTTTTAAATACTGAGTTTCTGACACTATCGTTACTGGCGTAACTGACTGTGTGTTCAACATCAGGGCCAACATTATCAATGTCAGTAAACTTAACGCGAATGCTGGCGGTGATTTTAGTCTCTTGGTTATCGACCAGTTTATAAAATCCGTTGCTGCTGACAAAATTTAATAGCACTTCTGTTGCACCAGTTGGCACAAATAACGGACCCACTTCGGGATCGAACGGTACACCGGTTGCCGGTCTCCAACGATTATCACCGACTGTTATCACATCATAAGTATGGCCACCGCCACTAACGGCATGTTTGTCATACCAGACACCAGATAACATACGTGTGTCTGTAGTCCACTTATCAAGCCCGTTCGCAGTCGTTAATCTGATTGCATAGGATGGTGGCATGTAATACGAAACCAAGTTGTTTAATGCGTTCACGACTTCAGTCGGTGCATTGCTCGGTATCGACAATAACAAGCTGTTCCAGAATACCTCAACAACGGTGTAAACAAGCGTACCGGCAACACCGAGGTCAACGGGTGTGGTGATAAGGTCTATGGTCTGTGACGACGAACCTTGATGGTCCAGATAGACCGAATAAGTACCATCTGCACTGATATAATACATATCCGCTAAACGTACTTCGTCACCTGGCTTAAAGAACTCAAGGAAGTCGAAGCCTTGCGGAATGTAGTAACCTTCCATTGCCAGATTAAAGCCTTGTTTACGAATACGCCAACTGACACCGGTTGTATCGCGGTCATTCGGTGGCGGCAATTCTGACGGGTTGAGGTCGTTAGATTGACGGTAAATACCGATAGGCTGATTAATTAATTCACCGATAGTTAACGACGGTGAACCGTTACCAGGGTGTGTACCAGGCTCATAAACATTGACGGCTGCACCATTAATATTCATGACAGGTGTGTCACCATCAAACCAGTTCTGTGCATTGATCTGATATTTACCACGACCCACACATAAAAACAAAACTTCAGTTTCTTGGTTGTTAACACCAATACGGTAAGGCACCTGCCATAACGGTGGGACGTGTTTAGTCACTGTACCAAATATATCGTCGATACGTTGGTTGATTCGTGGCTCGTTACTTGTGTCACCTAACCGGTTTGTCGCTGACTGCTGTTTACCGTTACCACCCGCGTTAATCTGTGGCGCTTTCGGCATTAACAATATGGTGGCGGCAAGTACCACTGCAAAAATCACCAGTGCTGTGGTGATGGGATCACGCGGTAACATCGAATCATGAGTGATGGCGACAGTGCCATCGTTAATATCTAAAAACTCACCATCAGCAGTGCGCAATTCATGACCTAAGATTTCCTCGTCAAAAAACCGTAAGTCTAGTAATTCTTCTCGGGTGCTAAACCGTGATAACAGAAAATCTGCCACGGTATTAAACTCGGCTGTAACCTCTGCCGGTTTAGTCGGATCAGGATAATATTTTATTTTGACCATTGCCAGAATCTAACCTCTTTATAATTTCTCTGTGTGACCGACAAGGGCCAATGAACCACGGAACCAGCGCGGTTGCCTATTTTGTGGTTATGATAAACACCATAGTCAGCATAAACGCCAACGTGTGCATCCCTATGCTGTTTCATAGTGACAAGACAATTCTCGACCGGTTGACTGATTTCAACGAAGTGTCGAGCCATCCACCGGCTAAATGATAGCTCGAAAACACTACCGTCAGGGATATTAATACCAAGCTTTTCACGATACCATTCTGCGACAAAATGAGCGCAGTTATAGTTATGGTAGTCGTAGTGCTTTCCAATCATATGAAGCCTTTCAGCATCGGCACACGACTGATGGTTGCGATTTCACCCGTAGCACTATCGTTAGCCGGTTTGCTAGATATACGAATGGTACTACTGTAGTTCTCACTGTTTCTAGTAATGTCCCTGACATACGTCGTGACCACACTACCTTGAACATTACTGAAAGTACCGTCAGCATAACGGATATACACTCGCGACTGAACATATTGACTATCAGGATTATGCACGTTCGGATTAAAGTTAGCCTGTTCAGCGGCCAGAATATCATTCACTTGGCTGACAATCACATTCCGCTCGTAATTCAGATCAGCATTACTACTGGCGCGACTTAGTGACATCGGAGCATATTCAGCGTCAACGTATACACCGGTTTCTAACCTGACACGGATAGTTTCGGTAAACACGTTTTGCAGATAGTAGACGCGACTAAACCATGGTGCGTGAATGCTTGCGACCTCAAATTCAGTCGTGACCACTGGCGCTGAAGCGTACAGTTTTCTCAATTCTTCGCTATTCACGGGGTATTAACTCCACAATGTCATGTAAATACAGGAACAACCCCATGACCTCAACGCCAACCGACTGGTACAAATTAAACAGTAGGTCATCGGCTTCACGATCACGGACTGAGTAAATCTCCATCGTCATCGTCGCGTTGGAGTCTTTCGCTGTGACGTCAGAGTAATTAACTTCACTAATAATCTGCACCACGTAAGGCTCTACAATTGGCCTGTCAGCCTGCAAATGACAGATGAACCGTTTACCCTGGTTACGTTCGACAAACAGTTCAAAATAATCCTGATGCGCCTGTGTCTCAAGATAAAAGCTAACTTCAGCAATATGCGTTGTGCCGAAGTATTTACGACGCTGACGCATTGCACCGCCAGCAGTATCGCTACGCACCACACCAGATTGTTTAGACCGACTGTAATCGACGGCAAGCGGTATCATTGGTTCACCGCCGAACGTCAACACGTCAAGGCCGGTAATATCGCCTTTAGTTGCCATTATTTAAATTCCTTCCCACATTATAGTTAGACCGCATTGACCGCGCAGCTTTGCTGTTAGGATTAGCGATTGCACTGCTAACACCGGTGTCAATGTTCTGGTCAAACACCTGTTTAGCGATTATCTTAACTTCTTCAGGGCTGATCTGTCTAACATCGTACTGAGCGCCTTTGATGTTATTTTCAATACTGACCTTCATGTTGACAGCGGTGCCGCCAGCATTACCGGCATTATCCAGTAGTTTAGCAGTGTCCTCGCGGCTAGTAACTCTGGCCGGACCTTTAACAAGCATACCGTTAACAAGCTCGTCACCGTATTCAGAAACGATACCGAACTGACCTGCTGGCACGTTACCGCCTTCGTCGAATGCACCGGCAATGGTGACACCCATGATAGCACCAGCTTGAGCTGCACCAATTGCTAAACCAGTTGAGATCATTGCCGGTGCTGCGAGTGGAAACATTGCCGCCAGTTGTGAACCTAACGAAATACCCGCGATAACAGCATTTGCCGCTGCAATCGTTTGCGAGATAACAAACATCGCTTTCTGTGCTGCGTTCATGTCTTTGGTACGGTTACGGACGTCAGCAGCGCCATTACTCATTAAATCAACCAGGCTTGTCATCTGTTGCGCGGCCATGCCGAATAGCGCCAACTGGTTCTGATAACTCTGTAAGTTCAGTTGGTCCATAACACTGTTATGTCGAGCTATTTCACCTTCAATTAACGCATTAATTCTTGCCCGTTCTTCGAATTGACTTTCGTGTAAAGCGTTAGCTTGTTCGGCCAGCGTAATCATGTTACGTGCGTAAAGCTGCGTTTCAGCGCCTTCAGGATCTTCGGTTCTACGTTGCTTGATTTGAGCGTTTTCTATCTGGCGGCGGATGCGTTCGCGCTTGTCGTACTCCTTTGTTACTTCTTCAGTTTTCCATGCTTCTAAAGCTGCATAGGATTCTGCGGCTTGGGTGTCAACTGAACCAACTCGCTTAACATGATCGTCAATAATAGCTTTCTGGCGGTCGTATTCCTGGTCCACCGTATTGGTTTTTTTAACGATGTTACTGTAAAAATTCTGAAAATCTTTATCGAGTTCGGTAGCGCGCCACTGGTCAAGGGCTGCATACGCGGCCTTTGCTTCTTCGTTGGTTTTGCCGATATGTTTGACATAATCGTCAATAATAGCTTTGCGCCGGTCATACTCTTGCTGTGTTGATTCAGTTTGTTTGACCAAGCTTTGGTATTCAGATTCAAAAGCTTTCGTTATTTCGTCGATTGCGTCAACAGCGTTTTTACTGATCGGTTCCCAACCATTGGCAGTGTCTTTCAGTATTTCTTTACCTTTGGACAACTCATAAAACTGATCTAATAGTTTTTGCTTCAGGTCATCTAAACCAGCTTCAGCGCCTTTGGCTTTCGGGTTAATCATTGCTATTGCGTCAGCAAAATCTGACAATGAAGTGTCTGTAACTTCTTCTTTTAAATTTTTTATTGCCCGTTGAAATTCAATATAATTATCGGCAGACCCTAAACCAAGCGCTTCACGCAAAGTGCCGCCGAACGGTTTGATGTCCTGAATTTCTTTACTGATTACTTTTAGGCTTTCAGCCTGAGCCTTTAAAACACCACCTTGAGCCAATCGCAATTGTTCATCGGCAGCACGTTTACTGTACTGTGCCAGTTCATTTAACTTACTGCTTAATTCGGTGACACCTTCAGCATTGACTGTCAGATACTTACTGTATTCTTCAGTCAATTTGTTCAATCGGTCCAAGGCACCGGCCGCACTGTTCATAGCCGTATATACTGAACCGGCCAGAACACCGCCAAGCGCAATGACGGCACCGAGTACAGCACCTGTTGGACCAAAAGCTGATGCAAACTGTGACGCCTGCTGTGAAAACACAACAAAACCGCTTGTACCCATTTGCAATTGCACGATAGTATCTTGTAATTGCCAACCTGCATTCTGTGCTGTACCGCGTAGGTCACGAAATGAGCCGGAAGTATCGTCAACAGCCCCACGCATCTGCTGATATTGCTGGACAGCCTGCAACACTTGTTGTTTCTGTGCTTCGGTGGCATTAGAACCAAGGCGCTGAACAGCGTTTAACTGCTCAATTTCGTCAGCAGTTTTACCGACCATCGCGGCCATGTTTTTGTATTGTTCGGTGATATTTTCAGTGAGTTTATTATTTCGCTCGAACTGATTCGCAACCAATCTGGCCTGTTGCGCCAGTTCCTTTTTGCTCTGCACTGTTTTATAAGTGACAGTGGCATTCTGACCTAACTGAGCATTTAGCTCGGCAACAGTGGCGTCAGCGTCTTTGACGGCTTTGGTAAATGTCCTGACGCCAGTAATGCCATCGGCACCGTTGAACTCTAATTGAAACGTGGTTGAGCGAAGTACATTACTCATTTGATTTTATCCACCAGGCTATTAAACTTAATTTTAAACTGCTCGTTTTGCTCGTCAATCGAGCCATAAAACGCATTGGCAAGAAATGGTTTTGCCGCTATAGGTATTAAATCTTCGTCAGAGTATTCCTTACCAGGCACTTTACGACCACCGGCTTTTAGTCGTGACGTACCGTATTCGACCCAATAGGCTATCTGTGGGGCATTCATGTCAGCGTTTCTTACTTTACCTTCCGCGTCCATTGTCGTGGTGAATATCTTACCATGTGCAGCGGCCACCGCGTCCATATGATAAACACCCATCGTGCCAACGACTGTATGAGGATCAGTTTTACTGAACTCATTTGATTTACCTATTGAGTCATAAACGTAACTACCGGCCTTGCCACCAACTACAGATACCCAGTTTTGCCTGATACGCTCAATAACCGGTTCTTGCATAGCACTGACCGACTCACGGATTATAGGGTCGAACTGATCCGCCAGCTTTTCTAAATAACTGGCGATTTCAGTGAGGCCGGTATTTTTGACACTGACAAAACCACGGGGCACGGTTAATCTCCAAATAGTCGTTTAAATTGCGCTTTACTTTCTTCAACCGTAACTGTAGCAGGATTGCGCTTTTCAATGATAGGTTTGTCTTTGGGTGTGATAGAAAAAAATAAAGACCAGTATTCAAGTTCAGATGCGGGCCACCGCATTACCTCAAATACTGGCCTTCTAAGGTGCATGCAAATTTTACGCACCAACAGCATATACCCGTCGCTTAGGAGTCGCTTTTTTTTTCCTTAAGCGATTCCACTGGTTTCAACGGGTTCAACTCCCAATTGGCAACCATTAGCGCTTCCAGCGTTTCGCGATTAACCGTGGTGTGGAACTGTTCTAACTGATCTTCACGTAACAGAAAGTTACCGGTGTCAGGACATACCATGACTGACATTAAACTTGCAATGGTCAGTAAAGCGGTTTTACCTGTGTCATCGAGTGATTCATTTGACATAATTTTACGTTGCAAACTATTCATTCGAATTGAACCGGCAATCGTCATTTCAGTGACCATAATTTCAGCACCCTTGCCGAATTGTGGTACTGACACCAGTAAGAATTTACGCTTAGTGATTTCTCCTGACGTTAAGTTTAACGACTTTAAAATCATGATACAGTTACCGCCAGTGAACCAACAACGCCACGAACTTCAGCGGTGATGGTAACAGCACCAGTACCGACCTTAGTCACTAAACCAGATGCGCTAACGGTTGCTTTAGCGGTGTCACTTGATTTCCAAGTCACAGTACCGATTTCAGCGGCGTTCAATAACGGCACGGTTTCGATTGATAACTGAGAACTCGTAGTAATTGCGGCAGTACCATTAACCGTTACTGTCCATACTGGGCGGCTATTCTGCTTACCGGCCACTTCCCACATCTTCCAATCTTCCTGAGTACCGTCAGTGATTTTAAAGCCGAAAGATTTAAACAGGAAACCGGCCACGGTGTTATCTGGCCACTTGACCCGCATGTTAAATTCTTCTTCATTGCGGCAACGCTGAATAAACGCCTGTTGTAGCACGTATTCGTCATAGTATTCACCGCCAACTTGTTGAGCGGGAATATACTGACCTTGCAACGTCTTATCGGGTGCATCGCGCAGACCGGAACCATAGCGCTTCATTCGGTCAGCTAATGTTGTTTTTTCTTTCGGTTCGGACATTTCGCCTGTCTCACCGATACTGGTGAGGCTTGGCGCTACGGCCCATACGCCTGGTGCTGTTTCGTGTTCAACGACAGTACCCGCGAGTAATGTTACATCTTCTGCCATGATAGACCCCTATTTAGGATAAACGGTGACGTCAATAAACGCCCGTTGATGCGGTTCAGTCGGTGCCTTTGGCTCTACTAAAGTCAATTGCACAAACAATTTTTGAAAATACTGGTTGCTAGTATTGTCCAGTAATTCTACAGCGTCAATGGTTTGCTGTAAATGCTGTACGGTGTCGATAACCGTGATACGCCAGTTAGACAGCCGTTTGGTCTTGCTGCCTGCCAGAACTCGGCTACTGCTGTGTGATACGTTATACAGCGCAATTGCAGGCACTGCTGCGTTACTCGGTACGACACCAGAATAAACGCCAACGCCTGGTAAGGCCGTTTTTAATGTGGCGATCAGTTCGTTAACCGTGGTTGTCATGTGTCACGCTCCACCTTGGCTGTGATAATCATGGCCTGTCTGGTTGCACCTGGTCTGACATGCTGAATTTTATAGACGATACCTGTCTGCATGTCACGCAACCAACCGGCATTGACTGCACGGTCATCAAAATACATCAGGCAAGTAATGACCTCACTGGTTAATGTCTCACCCATCTGGACAAGTTGGGAGCCATTTTTGACGTCAATGTCAGCCCACGCCTGAAACAATGGCGTCAGCGGTAACGGTTGACCATATTCGTCTGATCCGCTTGGTTGAGTCATAAACTCGACAGGTCCACGTAACCGGCCTGGATTTAAGTTAAACTCCATAAAATTTTACCGTGTCTAATAACATTCGTGACGTCAGTGGCATTTCAGCAACGGTGACGCCTGTTACTGTGTCCTGCCGGTTATTATAGAGTGTGCTGATCATCATCAGGATGCCTTGTTTCACCGCTGATGGTACTACAGTATAACCGCAATTATAGGTTACTTTAGCGCTACTGTAAGGCGTAGTGATTGTGATTTTCTGTGTAACGTCGTCGAATGTGTAATCAGTGCTGGCGGAACCGTCTAATAACAACTCTGTCACGGCAGTAGCATTACCGAACGGTAATTGGACCTCACCGGTGTATTCTTCGACAGCAATCGTTACAGAACCAAGGGTCAGTAGCCGGTTACTATACGTTTGGGCCAATTCAGCCGCCACGGTTATCAGCGCAGTGATGTAACTATCTTCCATCGTGTGAGTGACACGGCATTGAGTTTTAGCCTCGGCCAGTGTCACAACAGTCGATAATGACGCTTGTGAGTTAATTTTTTTATACATGGTGTACCCCATATAAAAAAGCCACCGGTTAAGGTGGCTCTATTATTACCGACCAGATTAACCGGCGTTAGCTGTAGCAGCACAGACCAGAATGGCGTCTGACTTACCAATGATTTCAAAGAACTCTTTGTCCATCTTAACCACGGTACAGCCGTCAACGGTGTATGGGTCTAACAGTAATTTATCAATGTCACCGTTGTTCAATAAGAACGCTTGTGACAAATCACCGAAGATTGCGAAAGTGCTGTTTGCAGCTACGTTCGGCATGGTGTCATCAATGATCACAGGATAACCATTCAACACCAGACGTTTACCTGGCAAGCCTTCAATATATTCATACATGAACAATGGACGACCATCAGCATCTTTTACTTTTTCGAAGATACCTTTGGTATTCCGGTTCATGTACCAAGCGGCTTTACCTAAATACATCGTCGGCAGTTTGTTACAGGTATCAATTACCCAGTTCACGATAGCGTTACTATCGGCACCGATGGCACCTGAAATACCCGTTTTAACAACAGGATAAAAGTCAGAATCACGACGACCTGCACCTAATGTCGGTTTCCAGCTTTGGCCCGTAGTTGCTGTGATGTCAACACGTTTCGAACTCAGAATACCACGGCAGTTTTTACCGATACCGTTACCAAACAGAACTTGCGCAGCCAGATAAATACCTGACGACACACCCATCTGATTAACTAAATCGGCGTAAATGTCAAGGTCTGAACCACGCATAGCTTCGTCGGTAATGCGAGGCTTCATGTTCATTTTGAACACGTTCGACTTAATTTCGACAAATTCACTGGTTGAAGTTTCAGGAATAGTCGTACCAGCTACGTTTTCAATACCTTCCTGCACTGAAGGATAGCTGATCTCAATCACTTGACGGTAGTCGCGAGTTAACGATGGTTTGTAACCGATATGTGTTAAAATCGGTGAGAACTCACGCGCATAGTGCATAATGTCACTAGCAAGGATTTCAGCAACAGCCATACCACCTTGAGCGGCAACGGTTAAGTTTAGTGTCTTAACCTGTTCAGGTGTATGCTTCGACTTGAGCTGAATATTTAAGCCCATTTCTTTTAACTGGATTTCAGCATTTTCACGGATGAACTTAAAGAACTGGTCGCCTTCTTTACCGTCTTTTGTCTTAATGAACGCACCAATGGCTTTTTGCGCAACCAGACGTAAAGCATTTTTTTGCTGTTCGTCAGTAACTGCTGCGATTGCCGGTTTTTGCTTACTGCGAAGATCAGACATTTCAGACTGAACTTCCGCCAGTGATTCAACCAGCTTCTTCATGCCTTCAACGTCGCCACCTTCTTTCAGCTTGTCGAACTTGGTTTGTAAGTCCTCATGCTTTTGTGTCAGCGTTTTGAACTGTTGTGCCAGTTTTTCGTTTTCGTCATTCTGTGCGCTGAATTTCTTCAACGCTTCTTCGATCATCGCCTTGATTTGTTCAATGGTCATGGTTATTACCTTATGTGAAATTTGAGTGATGGTTTTTGGTTGCGCTTATCCAAGCGGTACTGTGTATCCACACAATGAGGTTTGAGCTGATGCGTGTCTTGCCAGTTGTAATCGGACCTTCCCGCACAGACGATTACTATCTTCAGCTCATTGGCTTTGGTGTTTTTATTGCTACGGTAGCACGACGGCATGAATAGCTGGGTACGAAAACACCAAACCAATAAGCACTGACATTGCAGGTGTTAGCAAGGAGAACCCCTTCAACCTGTTTGACCTGCAATGTCAGTAAACTAAGATTACTTAAACAATTCTGATTTTGCAAGTAATTCAGCTAATTCTTGCAATTCTTTTTCTTCATCGTCAACGCCTGGTTGATATGCACCGGTAATTTTCTCGATCTGGCGCTTACTCAACCAGCCGACTGAATCAAGGATTTCTCGCAGTTCGGATTTGGTCGGTAGTTTACCTTCTTCGAGATGCGATTTAATTGACTGTAACCGTGATTCTTCATTACAGGCAGCGACAACCCAACTGGTTTCGACTATATCGAGCTTGATTAAATCGTTACAGCGTTTTTCACTGTTCCACTTTTCCTCGATAACGCGATAGCCGATACTGAAACTGTCTAACGCACCATCTTTAGCAAGTGCCAGAATATCGCGGCCCATAGTGGTATCAGCCAGCTTACCACGCATAAATAAACCTTTACTGTCCTCTTTCATTTCGAGCCAAGTACCGACCGGCAAACCGTACTTGTTGTGCATCCAGAACATTTTTGGCATGGTGCCATTGGCTTTATGCTTATCAATACTGTCCTGATATGCGCCATCTAAAGTACGATCAAGCGCATGGTCAATATTACCTTTCACATTGCCATAGCATGTAAACTCGCCAGTTTCTTTATCCATTTTAAAGTCGATAACACCGACGTTAAATGATTTATTTTTTACTGTCATCGGTATTACTCCCGTTATCCTGGTTATTTTGGTTATTGGCCTGACCGTATAGCTGAGCCTGAATTTCTTTAATATCGGTCCACAGACCATAAGTGACGTTATTGTTGTCGATGGCGAATACGTCACCGCCTTCAATGGTTTCACGGCCAAGGTCGATACGTCCTTCGTTAATCGACGCTAGGCCACCTTTGACCTCGCGTTCAACCGCTTCCACCAGTCGCCACGGTGAACCGGCATAAAACGACTTACGGTTAAATTCGATACGCATACCGTCTGGCAATAGTGCATTGAAAGCGTATTCAAGCTTGACCAAGATCGGATTTAACGAGTCACGCATGTACGCTTCGTCCAGTTCGGCCACGGTACTTTTAGTACCTGGATCACTGGCGATACCGGTGCGGTGCGGTGGCACTCGGGTCATCCGGCAAATACGATTTAAGGTAAACTCTTTATTCCCGAGTAATTCAGCATCTTTCGGGGTTAGTCTCAAACTGATTGGTGTTAACCCTTGTTCGAATACAGGAATGAAGTCAGCACCTTTGGCCCCACGCATTTTCTTCATTTCTTCGCGCAGACGTTCCTGAGCGCCTGGATTATTAAACACTTGCTCGGTTTTAAGTGCCATCTGTGACGTGATGCCATTGGTCTGTAATGACTCGTAAGCATCATCCTGTGCGTTGGCAATATTCAGCAATTGCGCACAGGCTTCAATCGGTCTTACCGGTCTGTAACCGTCTGTGGTAAACATGCTGATAATAAACAAATCTTCAGGATAAGCGGCAATAACCGGTTTACCGTCATTCGTCGAATACGTGTAATACACGACGCCGTTAACGTCCATCATCGGACATACGTTACGCTGGTTAGCGAACGGTATGACCTCCATGACTTCGCCACGGTCATTACGCGCCAGATAAGCGTAAAAGACGCCATTGGTTTCGTAACATGCAATAGCCATTTCTAGAAACTGTTGCATGGTGAGGTAGTCACACGGCCGCTGTGTGAATATCCGGTGATTCCGGCCTTGCAAAACCAGCTCCCGTGCGTTGCGGCTGGTCTTATACAGTTTAATTGGCAATTGACCGATGGTTTCAGCTTTATCCCGAACACAGGAATAAAACGCCTCAATTTTCATTGCTTTGCTTTCAGTGATAAACAATGACGAGAATTTACCTAAGACGTCGATACCAAAGCTTTCGCTAGATTTAGTATCAACGCTTTCGCCGCCAGCACTGAACCAGCTTTTTAATCTGGTCATCATTTTCATACTAAAAGCATTCCTCTGTCGTTATAGACGTTTTGTTCGACTCTGATCAGCGTAGCGCCTGACAGTGTGATAATTGTTGATATTAACGGGTCAATCTTATCCACCTTATCGTTTTCGCGCCATACTTCCATATTGTTTTTTCTAGTCATTGACATCATAGCACACTCACAAGCGTACTCAAATAACACACTATCGTAACGGAATAAACCCTCTTTAATCAAACCTTCCAGCGATTTGGCTGGTTCACTCATGTTACCGGTGCCGTTACTTACTGCAACCATTGGTATGCCTAATTCCTCCATATCTTCGCAGACTTCTCGCATATGCCACGGGTCATAGTGGAATGCTTCAGGCCGTAACTCGTCGTTCAGTTTAGTGATAACTTTCTTTATATCATCATTCTTAACTGTCGGGGTGTAGACCATTTCTAAATCACCGGTTTCAATGGCCTTCAGGTATTTACTGCGAAGGTAATCACTCACACTGTCAACAGTGGCTTTCGGTAAAATGTTGATATAGAAACAATCAACGCCGCCGTCATCCATCGGGAACATTACACAGAAACTGGTTATGTCATGCACCCGCGCACGGTCGATGCCGATATAGACTTTACGGTCTAAATAAATCGGGTCAAGGTAGCTTGCTCCTGACGGTTTACGACAAGCTTTGACCTCACTCATGTCCAACCATTTATCAGAACCGCTGACGAAAATATTGCAATGCTTAGTTAAGAAGTTTGCTTTTTCCTCTTGGGACATTGACGCTTCAGCATAGCGGTCACGTAAATACTTCATCGACGGCAGGCCGTAAATCAGCCCAGGATTCGATTTAAACCATGTTGTCTCGTCAGTCCAGTCGTCACCCTTGTCGATGGTGAACATCGCGTAAAAGTAGTTATCTTGCACGATAGGATCATTCACATCTAACACGCGACAACCGTTTTTATAAATATCCGTGCAAAGACCGTCGAGAATAAAACCAGCCGTGGTAATGGTTATCATCAAATATTCAGGCTGTGCCCCGAACGCCGATATGATTACACCGTACAGATTACGGTCCTTAATTGCATGGCATTCATCAAGTGAGGCAGTAATAGGGTTGAGACCATCAAGCGATTTACTGTCACTGGCAAGCGGTCTGAACTCACCTGATTTACTCGGCATTAAAATATCGTTGGCCCGCGACTGAAAGAATTGGTTTAACCGTGGTGATAACCGGATCATCTCACACGCTGTCGCCCACACCTCTTTAGCCTGGTCACGTTTTGTTGCTAGTGAAAACGCACGTGGCCGGTGTCCTGACTTATACATGAGATAAAGCATTATACCGGCAGCGAGGGTTGTTTTTCCTCCCTTGCGAGATACTAACACAAAGCATTGGTTAAACCGGCGCGTACCTTTAGCGCGAGTCTGCATCATCTGGTCGAATACTTCTTCGAACCTGTCATCAGACCATCGCCAAGCGATTAACGACACGACTATGAATATTTGCCACGGCAAAAGTATCGTGGGTTTACCTGCATGGATACCATCGGTGATCGGGACGAAACGGAACCAATTCACAATCGAAGCGGCGGCGGATTCATCGAAATAAAATTCAGGATTTTCCAGATCACGGAAATGACGCTCTGCCGCCTGCTTCATGGTTTTGCATGATGGAATGCGGTCAGTCAGAATGTCATAACAATACTTATGACACCAGCGCCAGTCTTGGTCCTTTGGTTTCAGTTCGGGAAAAGCATAATCTTCAATATCAATCATACGTCCTCGAAACCGTCTGATGTGTTACCTGATGTCGGTCCGTAAGTTTTAGCACCACGGCTGTTCGGTGTCATCTTAAATTCTTTCATTAATCTGAATACGGCAGGACGCAATTTTTCTAGTGCATCTCTAGCAGGATTCTTTTTAGTGACAACATTTCTTTCACCTTGAACCTCACGACTTTCACCGTTAATTTTTAAATCTTGGCGTAAACGGTTGGTTTCGCATAAACTAACCGCGAGTTCACCTAATGCGACCCTATCTTGGTATTCTAAAATTTCGCCATTGTTGGTTATGTCATCCAGGAATGACCAGTATTGCTCATGTTCTTCCATGCTCACTACTGACTTAGGCGGGTTAGCCCTTATTCTGTCATGTACATCCATAAAT